TATGACATTGCTGATGATTTATCGTATAAATCTTCTAAAAACTATACATTAACACATTTTGTAGAAAGAATAAAGATATATAATGAAGAGCAATTTAATTATAAAATTATCACAATACCTACTACTGGATAAAAAATGAAAAAAGAAAATTTTGAATATAAATTTATATTATTATCAAATAATGATTTTATTTTTTCAAAAATTGATATAGATAAATCTACAAACACTTTTATGAGACTTATTAAACCATTAAGAGTTTTAATATCTGAAGACAGTGAAAGTGTTAATTACAATTTTGTTCCTTGGATACCTTTTACAACCGATGAAATTATACCATTATCAACCAAATCAATTGTAACGATCACTTCTTTATCTTCAGAATACATTGAATTGTATGAGAAAGCACATGAAAATATTGAAAATAATAGAGAAGAACATACTTTGGACTTGATGAACGAAATAAGTTTTTTAAATTAAATTTTTCATTTGCGGTTGACACACCTATCTTAACATTTTGTCAATAGTTTGTCAAGCTTTTTTTTTCTCTTGACAAAAAATATTTCTTATGATATCATTATATAGAATATTTGAAAGGAGAACTTTATGGCTAATTATATTAACAATGAAGATTTTCTTTTGGCAATGATAGATTATAAGAAAAAAATTATAGAATTTGAAGAAAAAGGTGAAGAACGTCCTCCTGTTCCAGATTATATCGGAGAATGTTTTTTGTTAATTGCTGAAAGATTATCTTATAGACCTAATTTTATTAACTATGCATTTAAAGAAGATATGATATCTGATGGTATAGAAAATTGTCTTCAGTATGTGCATAATTTTAATCCAGAAAAATCAAAAAATCCATTTGCATATTTTACTCAGATTATATACTGGGCTTTTGTTCGAAGAATTCAGAAAGAAAAAAAGAATCTTTATATAAAATATAAGGAAATGGAAAGATTATCCTATTTGGAAGATCATATAGATGTTAGTTCTGGTGATGATGGAGGTTATATGTCAATGGTGGGAACTAATGACATGAGATTGATGATATCAGAATTTATCGAAGAATTTGAAGATAAAAGATTTAATAAAAAGAAAAAATCAGAAGATTCTGTATCTTATGTAGGAACTGTTTACAACGTGTTTTAATGTAGAAGGATAAAAATGAATATTGACAATTATCAATTTTATCATGATTTTAGTTTATTTGGATTTAATAATAAACAGAATTCAGGTACACATAAAATTAATCAAGGTAAAAAACAAAATATTTTATTTTCTTATTTAACTTATGCTATTGAAAAAGTTAGAGATAGTATAAATCAACCTAGTTTTTCTTTTTTGGAAATGTATTGTGCTGATGCTTTTTTTACGGTTGCTGCAAGCAGAATTGGTTCAAATAGTAGAATAAATTGTGAATGTTTTTGTATTGATGATTTTTCTCATGCATATTATCCTGTAAATGAATTATTTAAAAAATTAAATGTTCCTGCTAAATTGATAAAAGCAAAAATAGATTCAAGATTTAATATACCTAGTTGTGATATTATCATGAATGCGGGTGGCTTATATCACATGGAAAATCCTGAAGAAATATTACAAAAATCTTATGAAAAAGCAAAGAGATATTTGATTGTACAAAATGTAGTTACTTTAAATTCAAAGGATGAAGATTATTTTAAGATAAAAAGAATTAATCAATTTCACTGTACTTCAAGATATTCAAGAGAATCTTTTGATAAATTAATAAAAAAATTAAATTATAAAGTAGTTTATCAACATTTTAATGAATTACCTAAAAATCAAATAGATGATAGAGGAAGTGTTTATTATTTGATAGAAAAATGAATTATTTAAAGGAGAACATGCATGAACATTGATAATTTTATTTTTTACCATGATTTTAAATTATTCGGATTTAATAATAAACACCATGGTGAACCTTTTATTTTGAATCAACACAAAAAACAATATATTTTATTGTCTTATCTTTCTAGATCAATTGAATTTATAAGACAAGAAACAATAGAAAATGGTGAGGAACAAAAAAATATATCTTTTGTAGAATTGTTTTGTGCAGATGCTTTTTTCACTGTCGCTGCAAATAAATTTGGATGCGATGAATGTTATTGTGTCGATAATTTCTTGATGGGTGAATATCCTATAAATGATCTATTTGAGAGATTAAATGTCAACGCAAAATTTATTAGTAGTACTATTGATGAGTATTTTGACATACCAAGATGTGATATTGTCATGAATGCAGGAGGATTATATCATTTTGAAAATCCTAAGGTAATATTGGAAAAATCTTATGAATCGGCAAAGAAATATTTAATAGTTCAAAATGTTGTGAGTATGTTGAGTGAAGATGAAAATCATTTGGAAATTACAAAAATACCTAATTATGGAGATCCTAACTATACAAAAAACAGATTTTCTAAACAATCTTTTGATAAATTAATAAAAGATTTAAATTATAATGTTATAGATTATCATTTCAATCAATTAACTCTAAACAATCCTGATGATAGAGGAAGTGTTTATTACTTAATAAAAAAATAAAATATGAAAATAGCATTAATTACTGATACACATTTTGGCGCAAGAAATGATAATGTTGTATTTCAAGATTATTTCAATAAATTTTATGATAACATTTTTTTCCCATATTTGAAAGAAAATGATATAAAAACATGTATACATCTAGGAGATGTTGTTGATAGAAGAAAATATATCAATTTTAAAACTTTGAATTATATTAGAAAAAATTTTATCAATAGATTGTGGGATATGAACGTAGATACTCATATTATTATTGGAAATCATGATGTTTATTTTAAAAATACTAATGATGTGAATTCTATGGTTGAATTATTTTCTACAACAGATAGTGTTATTGAACCTTGGATTTATGATACCCCTAAAGAAATGATTTTTGATGATACCAAAATTTTAATGATGCCTTGGATTAACAATACGAATTATTCTGAATGCGTCAGTATGATGGAAAAAACTGATGCAGAAATAATGATGGGACATTTTGAAATTTCAGGTTTTGAAATGCATCATGGTTTATGGTGTGATACAGGTATGGACCCAAAAATTTTTAATAAATTTGATATGGTGTTGAGCGGTCATTTTCATCATAAATCTACGAATGGTAATATAAATTATCTTGGTAATCCTTATGAAATAAATTGGGGAGATTTCAATGATCAGAGAGGATTTCATATATTTGACACCTCGACAAGAAATTTAGAATTTATACAAAATCCTTATAGAATGTTTCATAAAATATATTACAATGATTCGAAAAAAACATATGAAGATTTTAAGAAAGCAGATTATTCAAAATATAAAGGCACATTTGTAAAAGTAATTGTGACCGAAAAAAATAATCCATATTGGTTCGATGTTATGATGGACTCATTGTATAAAGAAGATGTTGTTGATATTTCGGTTGTTGAAAATATTGATATGGAATTTGAAAATGATGATGACATGGTAAATGAGGCCGAAGATACTTTGACGATTCTAAGTAAATATGTCGATGGATTAAATATTAAAATTAATAAAAAAGAACTTGACCTTTTATTGAGATCATTGTATAATGAAGCATTGGATGTAGAAATTTATGGAGGATAGATTTAGATCTAAACTGAAAAAAATTCCAGAAGAGTATTTAAAGTATATACCGGATAATGACGATTATATTGTTTGTAATTCTGAAAAAAAAATTTGTATGATTTGGACACCAAAATGTGCTTGTTCTACTGCATTTAGAACTTATTTTGATTTTATAGAATTTGAATATGATAAATTTAAATGGATTCATCCTGAAAGAATGAAAAAATATAGAACTGATAATTATGATCCAACGTATTTGTCTTTTCAAATAGTAAGAAATCCTTTTATTAGAATAATATCATCTTATTTACATGTTCTTAGAATTAGGCCTTGGGTTTATAAAAAAAAACTTAGTTTTTATGATTTTTTAAAATTTTTGGACAAAAAAAATCCAAATAAATTAGATTCTCACACAACATTTCAATTTAAAATACCTGTAAAAAATTATTTAAAATTGGAAAATATTAAAACAGAAGTTAAAAATTTTAACTTAAAAAATAATATTGAATTGGTTTTAAACACGCAAAAAAACTTTTCCTATCAGACAATATTAGTTAAAAAAAATAAAAATAAAAAAATTTTTGATCCCTATATGTTTAATCATAAATTATATGATGTATTGGTGACTAGCACTTTTTTTGATAACAGCAACACAGAAACTATTAATATTGATTATTCTGAATTTTATACTAAAAAAATAAAAAATTTAGTTCAAAAAATTTATTTTAAAGACATTAATTATTTTAATTATGAATTTCCTTATGTATTAGAGGAGAAGTAATATGAAAAACAGAGATGAAATAGTCACTCTTGATTTAGATGTAGTAACAATTGCAAGATTAGCATTATCGGCACATGAGAAAGACATGAAACTTAATGATTTTATCGTTGAAATAATTTCCGATTATCTCAACGATTTATCGCAAAACAATCATCCTGAATTATTAATTGAAAAGAATTCTTAAAAATATATGATATTTTTTAATAATATTAGGTGGAAAAATTTTTTATCTACTGGACAAAATTTTACAGAGATAATTTTAGATAAAAGTCCTACCACATTAATTATAGGTGAAAATGGTTCCGGAAAAAGTACCATGTTGGATGCATTAACTTTTGCTCTTTTTGGTAAAGCATTTAGAAATATTAACAAACCACAACTTGTTAACTCTATTAATGAGAAAAATTCATTAGTCGAGGTAGAATTCACAGTAGGAAAAAAACATTATTTGGTGCGAAGAGGTATAAAACCCGGAATATTTGAGATATTGTGTGATGGATTTTTAGTAAATCAAGATGCTAAGTCTAGAGATTATCAAGATCATTTAGAAAAAAATATTTTAAAAATGAACTATAAATCTTTTACTCAAATTGTAATTTTAGGAAGTTCATCTTTCATTCCTTTTATGCAACTAAAAGCTCCTGATCGTAGAGCGATTGTGGAAGATTTATTGGATATTCAAATATTTTCAACAATGAATCAGTTATTAAAAGGAAAATATTCAGAAAATAAAAATGAATTAAAAAATAATGATACTCAAATTGAATTGAATAATGGTTATATTGATATGCAAGAAGATTATATTTCTAAAATTAAACAAAATAATGAAGATTTAATTGAAAATAATCGTAAGTCTATAATTGAATCTGAAAATCAAATTAAAGATTACTCAAAAAAAATAGATGAATTAAATATTGATATAGAAAAACTTTATTCTAAAATAAATGACAATGATAAAATTCAAAAAAAATATGTAAAGTTACAAAAATATAATGATGAAATATCAAAAAATATTAATAAACTAGAGCAGGAAATAATTTTCTATTCAGAAAATACTGATTGTCCTACGTGTAAACAATCTATCAATGAAGATCACAGATCCTGTGAAATAACTTTAAAAGAAAACAAAAAACA